CCAAATATCATTTCCCAGCATTCGTCACAAGTACCTGTAATTAATGCTTCACGATCTGATGATGACATATCAGGAAAAGCATTCTGCACTAACATTCCATTGAACCAAGAATGTAGCTTATCAGGATTTACCTTTAATTTCTTCTCATTTCCACAAGATGGACATTGAATTGTAAGTTCAACTTCATCTGTTTCAGCAATGTAAGCACGATCTAAGATATGTGGTCTCATTTTATTACCTCCAATATTAATTAATCTTTAGGCTTTAGAAAGTTATAAATCGCCCGTTTTGGCTGTTTGGGCGATTTTAACTTTCATTTGTGGCTATTGTTTTGGAGCTTGTTTGGTGGGAGTTGGTGGTTGTGGGCGATTGATTATAACACATAACTTATAATTCATAATACATAATCCATAATCCATAACATTTAGGCATTATCCAATGTTATTTTGTTACATCATACTGTAATTAAATTACCAGTTATTATGTATCATTGGTTGTGAAGGATCATTCTTAATTAATTATATATACTTATATATTATTTTTATATATTTATTTCTGGCTCAAGTTTAAGTAAGATGTATTCCGATTTAACCCCATATTTTGGCCTCCATCAAATGTTATGCGTTATGGATTTAGGTTTATAAATGTTATCAAATAATTCACACCATACTTTAATTTAGATTACGGAGCAATATCAGGGACATCAATCAAAAAATAAGGGGAACACGATTGCTCATGCTCCCCAAATTGTGGTGTCAACAATTAAACATACTCACACTCAGTATATCCAACTGTCATCTTTGCAGGCTCCTTCTTCGCATTTAATCGTGTCTTATGACGCAACCACTGTAATACAACATAACCACGCTGATGTCGCAACGCTTGACCTGACTTCTCCCATCCTTCTTTCTCCAATCTTACCAACTGCTCCTTCATGTGTTTAGTTACCTTTGCGACATCCGTGCTGGCGATTACATCACTACCTGCTACCTTTCCGATGAAGATTGTCGATTCCTGTGCCATGATGATTCTCCTTAGTTAAGGTTAATAAAAATGTTGCTTTTGCTTTATCAACATTTTTATAACCCTAAATGGCTTCCACGGTGCAGTTAGTACATCATCGGAAAGCACCTGACACGATTAGATACCCCACTTGACACCAACCCCAATGTCTATGGATAGAGACATACACCCTTTTTATCCAGGCGTAAAAATTAGAAACATTAACTTAATGTTAATGATAATAGCTTGATCATGGGTGGGCATAATGCCCTTGCTGCAATATTATTATATACCTCCACTAAATATTCTTGACTCCTGTAGTTATTGGACATTAGGGTTAATTAATGTAGTATTATATCTGGAGGATTTATTGTGGTAGCTAAGAAATTGACAAGTGATGAAGATGTTGCAGCAATAATTGATCTGCTTGAGCGTGGCGGAACAATGCCTGAAATTGCTGAAACATTGGAAGTATCACAACCAACATTAAGTAAACGAATTGCTGAGATTCAGGAGGAACATCAAGTTCTTCTCCAATATAGGTCTATTCAGGCACTTGAGTTGACCCGCCTGCAAGCCAAATGCTTAATGGCAATCACTGATGATAAGATAAATGAGGCATCACTAACTGAGTTAGTCAATGCCTTTAAAATCTTGAAGGATAAGGAACTTACATTAGAAGGCAAACCGAGTGATATTAAGGGCTTGGTTGGATACTTAATTCAAATTGAAAAGGAGGAGTTGGGTGTGGAAACTCCAGTACCTGTCATTGATGCTTCATTTGAAGAATCTGACAAGGATGGAGAAAGACTGCCCAATCTATAATTATGCCTATTATTGCTGGAAAACTATACAGGAAGAATCGGAAGGGAAAGGTTGCTGATGATGTCATTGAGGATGCCTTCAAGAATCCTGAACTGTATTCTCCTGGAGCTAAGTTTAAGCAAGATGTTGGAGAAACTATAAAACCCAAGCAAAATGTGTTTGGCTTAGGTAAAGCTATACAAACGCTCAGGCGCGGTAAGAAGAAGACAAAACGCCTTGGAAACATGTAATGGCCTTAAATCCACAGATATTACAGAAACTCCGAGAGTGGAGAAAATCACCACTTGCTTTTGTGAACGAGTGTTTTAAGTTCGAGAATGGCGGTGGGCCTTCTGCACAACAGATAGAGTTGCTTACATCAATAACCAAGAATAAACGAACCACTATAAGGAGTGGTCATGGAACAGGTAAAGATGCTAGTGCTAGCTGGGTTATTATATGGTTCCTTGTTACTCGTCCTTACGCTAAAGTGGTCTGTACTGCTCCTACTGCTAGGCAGCTCGGTGATATTCTCTGGTCTGAAATCAGCAAGTGGCTTAGGAAGTCGGTATTAGCTGATGAGTTTGTTATACAGAAAGATAAGATCTATCATAAAGAGGCTCCTAAAGAATGGTGGTGTAGAGCAATCTCCACAAATGTTAAAGCGTCAAAAGAGGAACAGGCTGAAACACTCGCTGGTCTACATGGTGATCATCTTCTTATTGTTGTGGATGAAGCTTCTGGCGTACCTGATCCTGTTTACATTCCGCTTGAGGGTGCGCTTACGCAACCTGATAACAAAGTGTTACTCATTGGTAACATGACTAGAGCTAATGGATATTTCTACGATTCACACTTCCATACTGAAATTAAACGGGATTGGTACTGTCTTCATTGGAACAGCGAGAAATCCTCTAATGTTGACCCTAGCTTCGTTACTTATATGGCTAGAAAGTATGGACGAGACTCTGATGTTTACCGCATAAGGGTTCTCGGTGATCCTCCAACTGAGTCAGGTAATACACTGATTCCACTTGATTGGGCTAGACAATGTATTGATTCTGGCCTTGTACCATCTTCAGATGATGTACTGTACTTGAGTGCAGATATTGCTAGATATGGTGAAGACTCATCCATTATATTACCAAGAAAAGGACCTGTAATTCTACCTTGGGAAACACACAAAGGAATAAATACTATGGATGTAGCTGCTCACATTTTGCGGAGCTACAATGAACTTGAAGCAAGAGGTGTTGCTGTTGATGAGATTGGAGTAGGTGCTGGTGTTGTTGATAGACTTGAGAAACATAATGTACCTAATCTGTTTGGAGTCAATGTATCAAATAAGTCAAGTGATCCTGAGAAGTGGCATAGACTTAGGGATGAGTTATGGCTGACTGTCCGTGATAAGTGTATGCGTGGATTATACAACTTCCCTGACATTAAGAATGAGGGAGATACTTTATCAATGGGTGAAGAGTTAGCTAATGAATTATCTTCTGTAAGGTACGCATTTGCAGACAACTCTTCTGCATACAAGGTTGAAAGTAAAAGAATGATTAAGGCTAGAGGAGTTGCATCGCCAAATATTGCTGATGCTTTATGCCTTAGTGAAATGTTCTACAACATATCACATAGGGTATTTTCTCCACGAATGACTGAGTCACAGAGGGATAGAAGAAATCCATCAATATATCCTGAACTTCATAATAAAGGTGGTCGTAGATCAAGAGATTCTTGGATGGTGGCATAATGGCAGATACTAAGGAAATACCTACAGACTTATTTCAGAAGCTAACTCGTTGGCTTGGTGATGCTGAGAAGAGTACATCTGAAACTAAGTATAGAGATGAATCCAGTGAAGATCTTAAATTTTATGCTGGCGAACAAGATTCTAAAGATGTTCTTGATAAACTGAAGGAACTTAAAAGACCACCAACTGTATACAATGAGATAAAACCAAAGATTGATATGCTTATTGGTCTTGGTGCTCAAATGAAACTAAGTGCTAATGTTGTTCCTGCTGGAGCTGAAGATGCTCCAATGGCTGAACTGATGTATAATACAATAGCACATTATAAAAGGAAGCTTGAACTTAATGAGCGGGAAGCTAAGTGTTTTGAAAAGACTGTTAAGTCAGGTAGATGCTTCCTCCACTTTTGGGTAGATTCAAGCAATCCTTTTAAGATTGAACTTAAATCAAGTGTTGTTCCTGGCTATCGTGTTTATGTAGATCCAGATCATGAAGAACATAATATGTCTGATGCTAGATATATCTTCATTGATAAGTGGGTTGATGAAGATGACATTAAGGAAATATATCCTGCCTTTGATGGATCTGCTGCTAAATCAAGTTATGGTCATACCTTACCAAATTATCCTAAATTCTTTAATGAAGCTGATGATAAATTCAGATTAGTTGAATGCTGGTATAGGAAATATGATAAGGTATATTACTTCATAAACCCTATAAATGGTAGACCTGATTCACTTCCTCCAGAAGAATTTAAGGATTTTGATAAAGCACTTAAGAAAGGTATTCCTATAGGATCTGGAGATAATCAGATGATGGTTCAGCAAGATACACTTGAATATACTGAAGGTGTTAAGCGTAATGTATATTATGCAATATTTAGTGGAAGTGGAATACTGCAAAAGGATAAGTCTCCATATACAGGATACCTTGAAAAACACTTTCCTTACATTAAATTTGCTGCATACATTGATGATGAGAATAATAGGAACTTTGGAGCTATAACAATGATGAAAGACCCGCAAAGGGGTCTGAATGTTATGAGAAGGCAGTTAATGCACTTACTCCAAACATCTCCAAAGGGAATACTTATGCACGAAGTTGGTGCAATCCTTAATATAGATGATTATGAAGCTAGAGGATCTGATCCAACTTATCATATGGAAGTTCAGCGTGGTGCTATAGATAGAGTTAGGTTTAGTAAGCAGCCTGCAATATCTCCTGTATATGGACAACTTGATGCTACCTTTGTTCAGTCAATGAAGGATGCTTCAGGTGTACAAGATCCAATGATGGGCATTCAGACTTACTCAAGGGAACCTGGAATTTCATTGCAGATGAGACAAGACTCATCAATTGCTGTCCTATACATTCTATTTAGCAATTATACAAAGTCAAGAATTCATTCCACAAAAATACTTATGGCTTTGATTCAGCAATATGTCACTGAACCTGAGATGATTAGAATTCAAGGTGAAAGTGGTTGGCAACTTATACAAATTAACTCTCAACTTAATCCACAAAATCAAGGATTTAATGACATAACACTGGGTGAGTATGACTTGATTGTTGATGAGGATGCAGAGACTCGATCAACAAGGTTAGCTATTGCTAAGATGTTAGTTGACTTTAGTCAGAATAATCCAGGAACAATTCCACCTGATATCATTCTTGAATATGCTAATCTCCCATTCACTGTTAAACAGCGTGTTAGACAGGCTATGGATGAAGCTGCTGCAAGAGAGCAAGAGCGTTGGGAGAGGGAGATGGAAATCAAAATGAAGCAGGCAACAAAGACTCAAGGAGGAAGT